ACATAGCTTCTTGGGTAGTTACTTGTGAAGGTATTGTTACTTTAGCAGGTTATTCCTATGCTGATATGTTAACTAATCAATTGGCAAGGACAACTATTGCAGTTAAGTTCTCAATAAATAATGGTTCTAGTTATACAATTATAAGTGGCAATGCTATTATATCTGCTCTTTCAATTAATGCTCCTTATAAAGAAATAGCAACTTATTCAATCACTTTACAAGGAATTGGTGCTTATACATTAACTTAGTAATAATGGCAACTAAAGTACAAGGCAAAGATGTTATTTTATACAAGATTGATACTTCAGTAATTCCTACATCTGAAACTCCTTTTGCGTGTTCTACCAATTGTACTTTTAATGTTCAGGTTGAACAAAAAGAAGTATCTAGCAGAACAGATGCTTTCTTTACAGAATACCTTACAGACCTTTCCGTATGGAATGCCTCTTGTGAAGGAATAGTAACTCTTTCTGGGTTTTCGTATCAACAAATGGCTCAAGTTATTTTAGATAGGACTTTGTTTCTTATTAGGTTTGCTATTGATAATGGTGATGGTGGTTTTAAATACATTAGTGGATATTGTTTTATAACAAACTTTGATATAAGTGGAAGCTATAAGGAAATAGGAACTTATGGGGTTACATTACAAGGCACAGGCAAGTATTACACAGATGCAACGCCTACAACAACTACAAGTACTACAAGCACTTCTACTAGCACAACAAGTACAACAACAAGTACAACTACTTCTACAACTACAAGTACAACAAGTACAAGTACTACTACTTCAACAACTACATCTACTACTACAACGACAACGCAACCTCCAGTATGGTATGCTTTATTTAATTGTGCTACTGGTGTAACAGTAACTTCGACTAACTATCCTAATGGTTCTTTCTCAATTAATGAACGAGTAACTGCAATAGGTCAAACATTTAGAATTGATAGTATTTATTATACCGACCCTAGTGGCTTATATCTTTCTATAACAACGACAGGATTAACTGGGTGTCCAGCTACAACTACAACAACAACAACTTCTACGACACTGGCTTTAGTAGATTTCTCATTATCTTATACTTGTTCAGGTGGAACTGCTTATTTAACATCTGATACTTATACAGGAGGTGCTGGTACTTATGAATACACAGATAATGTCTATTCAACTCAATCAGCAGCATTAGCAGCAACGGCTTGGACTGCTGGAACATCTAAGATTTATTATAATCAAGATGACACTATTCATTGGGTAGCAGTAAGAGATGCAGCAAACCCAACAAATAGAAGGGCACGTTCTGTTACTCCATCTTGTGCTACTACGACTACGACAAGTACTACAACTGTGCCTCCTGTATGGTATAATCTTTTTAATTGTGGAACAGGTGCTAATGTTACCTCTGCTCAATATCCTAATGGAACTTTTAATATCAATGATAGAGTTACGGCTATTGGTCAAACTTTTAGGATTGATTCAATATATTATTCAGACCCAAGTGGTTTGCAATTATCAATTACTGCAACTGGCTTTACAGGATGCCCTGCTACTACTACCACGACTACAACTACTACTTTATCACCTTTAGTAGTAACAAATGGAGCAGTTACTTGCACAGGTGTAACTGGTGCTTGGAGGTCATCTTTTGCTGGAGGTAGTGGAACATATAGTTTTGTTGCTTATGCTAATTCACAAGCAGCAGCAGCTATTGCAATTGTTTCTGGACCTAGAGTTGCTTTAGGTGGTGGTGCTACTTTTTATGATTGGACTGGTATAGCTAATGGTACTTGGTATGTAGCAGTTATGGATTCTAATGGAACTACATCAGTACAAAATACACCAGTAGTAGTAAGTTGTACTACAACCACAACTACAACAACGACCACAACTACTACGGCTGCTCCTTGTGAATGTTGGACAATTGTAAACGAAGGAAGTGGTACTGGCAATTATTCTTATGATAGATGTAGTGATGGAACTACGTTGAATAGAAACATAGGAAGTGGTGTTACTCAGACAGTGTGTGCAAGAGCAGGAACTACACCATTTGCAAATTCAGGAACACTAACAATATATAGCTGTGGAACACCTTGTTCAGTTAATTCTGATTGTGCTCCTTGTTAAATAAAAACCAAAACCGATGACAATAAGATTCGTATGTGCTCAACCTGCAACGCTTTACTATGCTTGGCAAGTAGAGGTAATGATTAACAACTTTAGTGCAATGGGTATTAATCCTAACAACATAGACATAGTATGTTGGCGAGATGGTTCTATTCCTATTGAGTGGTCTAAACTAGCAAACAATTATGCAGCTAGATTCTTCTTTTATGATGATACCAGAGAAAATAAAAACTATGTTTCATCTATCAGACCAAACATCCTAAAGCAACATTTTAAGAAGTTTCCTGAGTTAGAACAAGATGCTATTTTTTATCACGATTGCGATATAGTATTTACTAAGCCTATTGAATGGTATAAGTTTTTATATGATGACAAATGGTATGGTTCTGATACTAGATTCTACATTGGATACGAGTACATAATGAGCAAAGGAGAACAAGTCTTAGATGCTATGTGTAATATAGTAGGGATAGACAAAGAAATTATCAAAGAGAACGAAAGAAACTCAATAGGTGCTCAATATCTAATGAAAGGAATAGGTTGGAAATTTTGGGATAATGTAGAAAGGAATTGTGAGAGGCTTTATAAAGAGATAACCGAATTAAGTGCAAATATAAAAGCAGATAATCCAGTTTACCACGAGTTACAGATATGGTGTGCAGATATGTGGGCAGTATTATGGGAAGGTTGGAAGATGGGTAAAAAAACAATATGCCATCCAGATTTAGAGTTTGCTTGGGCAACATCAAGGATTGAATCTTGGGATAAATTAAACATCTATCATAACGCAGGAGCAATTGATGCTATTAGTGGATTATTCTTTAAATCTAATTACATTAATAAGTTGCCTTATGGGGAAACCATAAACATAAACAAAGAGTTCGCAAGTTCTAAATATTGGGAATTAATACAACAAACTAAAACAGTCCTATGAGAATAATATCAGCTAAATATGGTGGAGTAGATTGCACGGAGATTGTCAGTAGTAAAGTAAAGTCTGATAAATTAATGCTAAGAGTAAATAACGATATTATAGGAGACCCTAATGTCGGACAAGTAAAGCATTTACAATTAAGTTGGCAGGATAAAGATTTGGTCCATTTACAAACCTATAAGGAAGGAAGTTTAATCTCTATCCCAAAGACTGGTAATAAACGTTTAGGAATCTTTTATTCAAACAATAATCAACATACTATATGGAATGCCATTTATAAGTCATTAGACACTATAAAAATAGCCTCTGAAGGCAAAGCCGATATAATCACTTGCCTTTGGGAAGAAATGCCCTTAAATCCGTTCCTAAGCGTTTTTAGTTGGTATAAGTCTCAAAGCCACCTTAACCAATTGTTACAAATAATGCAATGCTTGTTTATGGCTAAGGAAATGGGGGAGTACGAATATGTATCTTTCTTAGAGCACGATGTAATGTACCCAAAGGGTTATTTTGATTATCCAGACTTCAAAAAAGGAGAGGTTATAACTAATATGCACTATGGAGGAATCAATAAAGAAGGTTGGCAACATAGACACCAAAACGATGAGCCTTTCCACCAGATGACTATGAGACTAGATGATGCAATTGAGCATTGTTTAAATATCTTGCCTAATGCTTTAAAGGTTAATTGTGGGAATATTGAAACCGATAAATTAAAACGAACTCAATGGGTATGTAAGAATGAGGCTATCCATATTAATCACGGCAATCACTTTACATCTCATAATTCTATCTATTCTAAAGACAATACTTATCAAACTCATCCTTATTGGGGGGAAGCTATTGAATATAAGGAATTGTTTAATAATTAGTAAATTTGTAAAAATAGAAAAATAATGTCTTGTAATCCTTCTAATGCTGATTTCAGACCAGCGAATTATAATATTCAGATATGGCAGAACAATACTTGGAGCCAAATATTCCAATTAACTGCTAATACTGTGCCAATTGATTTAACAGGTGCGAATGTAGAAATTCAAGTCCGTAAAAGACCTAATTCAGCAGATGCAGTTATGACATTGACTTTGGCTGATGGTATAACTATTGGTGGTGTAGATGATAACCAAATTACAATTAATTACGATGTCAATATAGATGCTGGTTCTTATGTTTATGATATGACTATCCAATTTCCAAATGATAACATCAAAACATATATTTGGGGTAATTTTATTGTTTATCAAGATATAACACAAATCTAATGAGTACAGAAATAATAGTAAACAACGATATAATTGAAATTAATGTAACTGAAGAACCGATAATAATTGAAGCTCCTTCAGGAGCATATCCTTTGCCTACTGGTGTTTATTCTGTATATGGTAGAACAGGAAACGTAGTTGCTCAAGAGGGAGATTATACATTAACTCTTTTGGGTGATGTAGCAATTGTTACTCCTAGTACTGGTCAAGTTTTAAGATACAACGGAACTGCTTGGGTTAACTCAACAGAGAGTTATGTAGGAACTGTTACAAGTGTAGCTGCAAGTGTTCCAACAGGATTAACAATAACTGGTTCTCCAATAACTACTTCAGGAACTTTAGCTTTTGGATTGCAAACAGGTTATTCAATACCTACTACTGCAAGTCAAACAACTTGGGACACTGCATATAATAGAAGTTTAACATCTGCTGCCGTAACAGGAACAACGACTAAGACTTTGACATTAAATCAGCAAAGTGGTGGTACTATTACTGCTTCTTGGACCGATGACAATACAGATGCAGTAACATCAGTATTTGGTAGAACAGGAGCAGTTATTGCTCAATCAGGAGATTATTCTACTACTCAAGTTACTGAAGGCACAAACCTTTACTATACAGATGTTAGAGCAAGAGCCTCTAATTCATTTGTAGCTGGTTCTGGTGCATATAATTCAACAACAGGGGTTATCACAATTCCTACAAATAACAATCAAATAACTAATGGTGCTGCATATATAACCTTAACAAGTTTAAGTGCATCTGCTCCATTAAGTTATTCTAATACAACAGGGATATTTTCTATATCTCAAGCAACTTCAAGTGTAAATGGATATTTAACTAGCACAGATTGGAATACTTTTAATAATAAAGAAAATGCAATTAGTACTGGTACTATTTTGCAATATTGGAGAGGAGATAAATCTTGGCAAACACTTGATACTACGGCAGTAGTAGAGGCAACAAATCTTTATTACACTCAAGCTAGATTTAATTCAGCTTTTGCTGCTAAGACTACAACTGATTTAACTGAGGGTATTAATCTTTATTATACCGATGCAAGAGCAAGAGCAGCCATTACAGGAACAAGTCCTATAAGTGTTACTGCTGGAGTAGTTTCAATAACTCAATCAAGTGCATCTGCTAATGGTTATCTTTCTTCAACAGATTGGTCAACTTTTAATAATAAGCAAAACCAATTAAATGGAACTGGCTTTGTTAAAGCTAGTGGCACAACTATTACTTATGATAACTCTACTTACTTAACAACTATTGAAGGCATTACTGCTGGGGGTGAATTAAGTGGAACTTATGCAAGTCCATCTTTAGTTAATTCGGCAGTAACAGGAAAGGTTTTAACTGGTGTTAATGTAACTGGTGGCTCTATTTCTGCTACTGATTCAATCTTAACTGCTTTTGGTAAAGTACAAAATCAAATCAACGGATTAATAGGTGGTTCAATATATAAAGGAACTTGGAACGCAAATACTAATACTCCAACTTTAGTTAGTGGAGTAGGAACTGCTGGTAATTACTATATCGTATCTGTTGCAGGTACAACTAACTTAGATGGCATTACAGATTGGCAAGTGGGAGATTGGGCAATATTTCAAGGTAGTGTTTGGCAAAAGGTAGATAATACCGATGCAGTAGTTTCCGTAAATGGATTTACTGGAGCAGTTAGTTTAACTACTTCAAACATTAACGAAGGCACAAATCTTTACTATACTAATGCTAGAACAATAGCTTCTACTTTAACTGGTTATACAAGTGGAGCAGGAACAATCACATCTTCAGATACTATTTTAACTGCAATACAAAAACTTAATGGAAACATTGGTTCAATCGTTTCAGGTGTTTCTAGTGTGTTCGGTAGGACTGGAGCAGTAGTTTCTGCTAATGGTGATTATACAACAACTCAAGTAACAGAGGGAACAAATTTATATTACACAGATACAAGAGCAAGAGCCTCTTTAAGTTTTACTGCTGGAAGTGGTGCTTATAACTCTACTACTGGTGTTATAACAATCCCAACAAACAATAACCAAATTACAAATGGTGCTGGTTATATTACTACTGCTGATTTAACTGGTTATATTCCTTACACAGGAGCAACAACTGCAATAAACTTAAATGCTCAATCGGTTGTTAATATTTCTCATTTAGGTATTAATACTACAAGTGTTCCAACAATTTTATTACGAGTAGTAGGAGATAACAATTCTAATTCAAGAATTGCAATACGTGGTTATTCAAGCAATGCTAATAGTTCATCAATCCGTGTAACTAAATTTAGAGGAAGTGCTGGAACTCCACAAGCTCCTTTAAGTGGTGATAGTTTAGGTAAATTTGAATTAGCTGGATATGGCACCACATCATCAGAAGGTTATCCTCAAGCATCATTTGAAGGATTAGCAACTGAGAACTGGGGTGCAACTGCAAGAGGTACTAAAACTGTTGTTAAGGTTACTCCAAATACTACTATCAATCAAGTTATTGCATTGACTATAAATCAAGATAAAAGTGCAGTATTTGAAAGTAGTGTTACAGGAACTTCATTAATCAAAACAGGAGGAACTTCTAGTCAATTCCTAAAAGCTGATGGAACTGTTGATTCTAGTTCATATATTACTTTAGCTTCATTATCTGCTACAAGTCCTTTAAGTTATAACAATACAACTGGGGCATTTACAATAGCACAAGCAACTACTTCAACTGATGGTTATTTGTCAAGTACAGATTGGAACACATTTAACGGCAAACAAAGTGCATTAACTTTTAGTTCTCCTTTAGTAAATACGGCTGGTATTGTTTCAATACCTGCTGCTACAACTTCAGTAAATGGTTATCTAACTTCTACTGATTGGACTACATTTAACAATAAGCAAAACGCTTTAACCAACCCAGTAACAGGAACAGGTACAAGTGGTTATCTTCCTAAATTTACTTCAAGTTCTGCTATTGGTAATAGTATTATTCAAGATAATGGGAGTACAATAACTATAACTGGTACTAGTGAATTAATAAGATTAACTCCAACAGGTGTAGATAATTATATAGCATTTAGAAACTCGGCAGGTACTCAAGTAGGAGATATTGGTTATGATGGTAGAGATGCAGATGGTTTATCAATTTGGAATAATAACGCATCTGGTAATTTAGTATTTGGTGCTGGAGGTTCAAGAAGAATGACCATAACCTCAGCAGGTAATGTAGGTATTGGTACAAGTACAACTACTGGTATGTTAACTTTTCCTTTAAATACTACAAATTCACAAATAAGTACAGGAAGTTTAGAAATACAATCTTATGCAATTAATAATAGTTGGGTAGGAGATAATTTGTTTTTTAATGGCAGTAACTTTAAAGCAAGAAATAACGGGTATATCCAACAAATATACTTTAATACTGATGGCAGTATGGGTTTTATAACAAATTCAACAAGTTATACTGCTGGACAAACAGTTTCCGTTGCAGAAAGAATGAGTATTGAAAGTGGTGGCAGAATTAATATTGGAACTACAACAAATAATGGTGCTTTGGTTTTTCCTAGAACAACTAAAAATGTAGCAATTTCTCCATTTGATAATGATACATTAAATATAACTACACTTTTAACAAATAGTGGTAGATTAAGGGTTGAAAATTTAGGAACAGGTTTATTATATACTAATGGAGCTATATTAACAAGTACAAATCCATCTGATAGTAGATTAAAAGAAAATATTAATGATATCACTTGGGGGTTAAGCGAAATATTAAAAATTAGACCTGTAAGTTATCATTGGAAAGATGATAAAATTAATCAAGGAGTGCAATTTGGATTTATAGCTCAAGAGGTACAAAATGTAATGCCTGAAGCAATAAAAGAATTTGGGGAAGATGTTAAATATTTAGGTCTTGAAAAAGATGCTATTTATGGAACATTGGTAAAAGCTATTCAAGAGCAACAAGCATTAATCACATCATTACAATCACGATTAGATAACGCTGGATTATAATAGAATAATCATATATTTGTAAAAAATCAATACTATGATATCAATTAACGAGCAACAATTAAAAGATTTAGAAGCATTTATTAACACAATCCCAACCGCTTATGGTTTACCCCTATTGCAGTTTTTAGGTAAATTAAATGCAGAACAAAATCCTCCAATTGAGGAAGTAAACGCAGACTAATGACACCACATAGCAACCAAGCTGACACATTAACAATAGTAAGTGGATTAGGTGCTTTAGTAAGCATCACGAGTATTCAGCCTATTGTAACATTATTAGCTAGTTTGGTTGCTATTGCATCTGGTCTTTTTGCAATTAGATATTATTGGAAGGCAGCTAAAAAATTCAAATAATGCGAGACATTGTAATTACTTTAGTGATTGCAGTTATACTTATTTTCATCTTCAACGGAAGATATAACGGAAATGAGCCTATAATAGTAACGCATATTGATACTATATATAAGCACGAAATAACGAAGAAATATATTAAAGGGGATTCTATCCCTTTTGTCGTTTTAGGTATTGATACAACCATTGTACACGATACTGTACGTATAGTTCAAGATTATGCGTACGTACGAGCCTACTCGGACACGATTAAGATAGATTCAAGCACTTTTATTATCAACGATACAATCAGCCAAAACAAGATAAAAAATCGTGGTTTTTACGCAGACATAAGTCAAAAAACCATAAAATTGGAATCTATTAGGACAATACCATCCAAAAATGAGGCTTTCTTAGGCATATTAGCCGATTTAAGGACATTTGACAATAAAGTGGGGATAGGAGTTGGCTTAGGATTTAAACTGCCTAAAAAAGGCTTATTTACAATATCGGCTACTACTAATCAATATTCAATCGGTTACTATGCGAAACTTTATTAAAAATATGTTGGCAGATGAAAGAGGTTCAATCAGCCATAAAAGGATAATTGCGACAATTGGTGCTTTTATTCTATTTGGAACTTACTTATGGACTAAGGATGTAAAACTAGGGGAGTTGGTATTTTATTTGGTTTGTGCTTGTATGGGATTTGCTACAATAGATAAATTTACAAAATGAAACAACAAACAATCTTAAAGGGTGCTATTATTCTTTGGGTTGTTTTACTAATATTATTTTTATGTTAAGTAAAAAAGCAATTGACCTAATTATCCAATTTGAAGTTGGAGGTCGAGCATACTACGACAAGAAACTACAATCTCCTATTTGGGCAGGTGGTGAATCAGGTATCACAATAGGTATGGGATATGATTGTGGTTATGTTAGCGAAAAGCAGTTCTTTTTAGACTGGGGGAATAAACTTACTCCTAACTTTTTAGAGCCATTAAGAAAGATTATTGGACTTAAAGGCATACAAGCTAAACAAATGCTAAGAGGCGAATTGATGCAAGTTAAAATCTCATACAATATTGCATACGAAGTATTCGTTAAGTGTTCAATACCTAAATATTTTAAATTAACTAAGAAAATATATCCAGAACTAGAAACTTTAAATGAGGACACTCAGGGAGCATTAGTTTCTATGGTTTACAATAGAGGGAATAAGTTAGAAGGTGATTCTAGGATTGAGATGAAGCGAATAGTTGATATGGTTAAGAATAAAGACTATGAAGGAATTGCAGAGGAGATAGAAAGCAGTAAGAGACATTGGGAAGGCAAAGGATTAGATGGTTTAGTAGTGAGAAGGGAAGCAGAAGCAGACTTGATTCGAGATTCGTTAGCATAACAAAAACCTAAAATATGGCAACTCCACAACTGCGTACAAAACGTAGGAGACTTTTCTTTGACATTGAAACAAGTCCGAATATCGGTTTGTTCTGGGAAGCTGGATATAAAAAGAACATCGATTACTCGAACATTATTCAAGAACGTGCAATCATTTGCATTTGTTACAAATGGGAAGATGAAAAGGAAGTTTACTCCTTACAATGGGATTCTAAACAGAATGACAAGACAATGCTTCTCAAATTTATTGAGGTGGCAAATTTGGCTACTGAAATGGTTGGACACAATGGCGACAAGTTTGACTTGGCTTGGATTAGGACTAGATGTTTATTTCATCATATCCCAATGTTTCCTAAGTATTTAACCATTGATACTTTAAAGGTAGCAAGACAAAAGTTTAGATTTAATTCAAATAGACTTAATTACATAGCAGATTTTTTAGGATTAGGTCAAAAGATAAAGACCGAATATTCATTGTGGAAAGACATTCTTTTGCACAAGGATAAGATTGCTATGGAAAAAATGATAAAGTATTGCAAAAAAGATGTTGTTTTGCTAGAGAAAGTATTTGCTGAATTAAAGAATCATATAGAGCCTAAGACACATTACGGAGTATTATTTGGTGAAGATAGAGGAACTTGTCCAGAGTGTGGAAGTGATGACTTAGCACGAAATAATAAAGTAGTAACTGCAACAGGATTAACTAGGATTCAATATAGATGTAATACTTGCCACAAATATCATAGCAAAACAGATAAATGATGAAAATGCCTAAGAATTGGAATAAACTTAATTTAAGCGAACAAGAAAGCTGGTTAGTAAAGAAGTATCAAGAAATGATTAACGAAGTAGAATCAGTATCTAAGATGTTAGCCAAAATAAGAGGTGGCAATAGAATTGTAGTAAAGGAGATTGAAAGACCAGATGAAGCCTTACTTAAATCGTGAAAATTAAAATTATATATCGTAAACTTGGTAAGGAACAGGCTTACGGCATATCCTCTAGTGATGGGATAATAGAGATTGATGAAAGGCTAAAGGGCAAGAAAATGATGGAGATATTGATTCACGAGATATTACATTTATTAAACCCAAAGGATGATGAAAAAACCATAATTCGCAAAAGTGTAACTTTGACTAAAGTCTTGTGGAGTGAAGGGTATCGGAAAATTGATGATACAATCGACCTCCCTTTGCAAGATGGTTCTATTTAGGTTGTTTTTTCTTGTTCATAGGTTCTCCTCAGTGTAAAAGCTGGGGAGTTTTTATTATATTTGTATTCAGATATACTAATGGTTACGGAGGCTTGTTTCTACTTGCCTCCCTTTTTTTGCCCTTAAGTCAAGGTATAGCTTTACTACGTTATAACATTAGTTAAGTTATAACTTTACTTATTTGCGTAGTTCTACTACTAACATTTAACATATTTTGTTACAAATACCTATAAATCAGTAGCATATTTGCCCTAATTCCATTACAACATTTTACATATTGTACCTAAAACATTGTACAATGTTCCCAATTTGGTTACAAAAGTTCTCTAATAGTAAACTTTATCAATCACAAAAGTTACCCAATAAGGCAACTTTGAGCCGTAAATGACCGATAATTGGCTCATTTTAGACTGATAAAAAGAAATTTATATAATTTATTGTTTGTATTGTAATTGTTTGTATCTTTGTTAAAACAAAACCAAATTAGTATGAAAACACTATTAAGCCTCAACACAAATTTCTATCCCTACAATGGGAACTTTATCCCACAAGCTGGTGATAACATTTTCTTAGACTATTCAATAGAAGATACTAAGTTCTTCGTAGTAAAGTTTAGGACTATTGACCTTGCCAACAATCAAATTATTATCTCAATCGAAAAAATCTAAATTATGACAGACCAACAAAACAAAAATTTTCAGGCAATCGTTATTTTAATCTTTGTCTTTATTGTAACAGGAATCCTACAAAACATTTAACCTTATGAAAACAGAAAAAAAAGAAGTAGTCTGCATCCGACTACCAGAATCAATTAAAAAGAAAGTAGATGCCGAAGCTAAAAAGATGTATTTAGCACCAAGCAAATTAGTATCAATTATCGTACAAAAATATTACGAATCTAAAAACTAAACTATGCAACCATTAATCTATCAAGGAAAACAACTTAAACTACACCAGAGAGCAACTTGCCTACTAGAACTACTTAAGAAGGCACAATCAAGGCAATCTAGCATTGAATCAGACCTAACCAAATGGAGGGCAGCAACTTGGGATAATCCTATTAAACTAATGAATAAGTACGAGGATGATTATCTTATTAAGATTGCTAGAATGAATCAAGTGCAAAAAAGAATCTTAAAGTCTTATCATTTCTTGATACTGGACCTTTACGAGATAACAGAGGATTTTATGTTACCAATAAACCTTTTACATTTTTAGTATGAGTTACATAGACAATACCAAGTTTGACTTGCAAAGAGAAATCTACATTTTAGAGGTAGAGAATGAGATGCTGAGAAACCAAATTAAAAAACTTAAACTAGAAAAGAATGAACTACTGGTCAATGCCAAGCCTACGAGAAAGGCAAAAGGCGATGAAAGAAAAGATAAATTATGTAGATAATATAATTAAGGAGATATGCAAATACTACTCTTTGACTTTTGAAGATGTAACAGGCAAGAGCCGAAAGAGAGAAATAGTAAAAGCAAGATTTATATCCATTTATATAATTAGGACCGAAACAGACTTTAAATTAAGTGCCATTGGAAAGATATTTAATAGAGACCATAGTACGATTTTACACTCTATTAAGATAATTAACAATACTTTAACACTTAAGTATGATACCGATGTTTCTGATGAATTAGCAGAAATAAAAAAGATTATAAATAATTTGACTTATTAACAAAATAGTCTTAATTTTAATTATTATTTACCAAAAACCAATAGTATGATTAACTTACAAACAAATTCACTTATCAACATTTACAAGGCTTTAGCATCCTTTCAACAGGATTGCCCTGTAATACACAAGGGAACAACTGGTCATAATTACACTTATGCAGACTTCCCTACAATTCTTGAAGTAATAAATCCGATACTCAAGAAACACAGTCTAGGATTTACCCAGCTTCTTATTGAAGATGGATTAAAGACAATTATATTTCACACTATTAGTGGGGAATCAATTGAATCTAATGCAACCATTCCACAAATTACTCTTAGGGGAATGAACGAGTATCAATCATTCGGAAGTGGTATTACCTATTATAGGAGATATGCCCTATCTGCTGCTCTTGGCTTAGTAACTGATAAAGATACCGATGCCTCTGGAGAGAAAGCTGCTTCAGTATTTATTAAGAAACACAAGTCAATACTGGACCTAACATTAGCTATTGATATGTGCGAAAATTTAAACGAATTAGCTAAACTTCATACTTTGAATAAAGATTTAATGAATGACGGAATTACTGCATTATTCACTAGCAAAAAATCTAAACTATGATTGACCAAAAACTAATAAAACTAAGAGACTTGGTTTCTTATTGGGAATGGAAACATAATGCTTGTCATAAGTTTTGGATAAATGAAACCTATCAAGAACTTAAAAAAGCAAGACAAAACCTAAAGGAATATAAGACTAAACATTACCCATCAACCCCATTATTAACGCAGCCTAAGCCATTCTTAAGAATGAATGATTGGATTGAAAACTACGAAAACTATGAATGAATTTCCTAGCATTGACTTAATGATAGGTCAATTAAATAAATCAATTAAGGATATTGAAGCTACAACTATGTCAAGCGAAAACTATGTACTAAGAACATTAAACGCAGCATTAAGACTAGCTTTGGATATTAAGAACGAAGAAATAAATTACTTTATAACTAAAAACAATTAATATGGCTATAAGTACTTGTTGTGGAGCCGAAACCGATATGGAAGAAATAGGAATTTGTCCTGAATGTATGGAACATTGCGACTGGGAAGATGAGGAAGAAGATGAAGAAGAAATTGCAAAGGACCAAAAGGAACAAAATGAACTAGAAGAAATAATGCTAAGAGAAGCAGAAGAAAAATTACATAATCAATAAACAAAACAAAATGGAAAAAAAACAAAACTATGGTGCTTGGAAAAAAACAACATCAAAAGGAGAAGTAATTGAATTTACTATTGAGGACAAACGCTACTCAATGTGGTTAAATCAATACAAAAAGCCTGAATCAAAAGAACCAGATT